ATCAGCAACAGATGCTCTTAATACTTCAAACCATGCTCGTTTATCTATATCTGCAAATTCATCTAATATTAAAAAGTTAATTCCTGAACCTCTTAATGAGTCATAGTTATCTGCACCCTTTAATGAGATTGTACTATTAGATTTTCTTATCGTAATAGTCATTGTAGTTTCGTTAATATCTTCTATCCAATTAAACTGATTAAGCATTTCTTTAAGACTTGCCCATGCAATCTCTTTAGCCATTTTAAATGTTGGTGCTACATACCATATTTTTTGTTTAGGTTTAGATGCGTATTTCATCATCTCTGTTATACAAAGATATGTTTTACCAAATCTACGACCACTTATAAGAACTCTAAATCTTGCTTGACTAGATGATACTTTAAGTTGGGGTTTTGTCAGAGATATTTTCATTACAGAAATAAGATATATATAATTTATCTGTATTTACTTTTTCTTCCATTTTTTTTGCATATTCAATAGTTAAATAACTTCCACCAATAACACAATCCGACCATGTATCAAATTGTCTATCAACTGTCATAGTATTGTTGCAGAATCCTGTAACTGCTGAACAAATACTAAATGCCAGTATAAATTTCATTATTGTAATGGGTTTTTATTAGATTCCTTTATTTCAGATATTTCTAATTTTAAAACTTCTATTTCTTTTTGCATTATAGCAATCTCTTTGTCTTGATCTATTATTGCAAATCCATTTGTTTCTATTCCTGATAAATCAGGTTCAGTAGCATTTTTTAATTGTTCAATAGTAGATTCCATATTTGCAAACTTTGTAAATCCAGCACCAATAGATGCAATAAGACCTAGTATTACAACTATGTTAGTGAGATTGTTTTGTATTTTTTTAACCATTTTTTAACTCCTGTATCTCTAAAAGTAATATATTCTTTTTATACTTTATTTCGTTTAATTTCTTTATCTTAACTTCCATTATATCATTAGCAGTATATTTCACTAAATCAATATTAGCATATATAGACCTATTATCAAATATCTCGATCTGATTCAAATAAATATCTTTAGACTTATAAAACTCTACATTGTTATAAGCAACTAGGGATATATCGCTATCTATCATTCTATCCATTTTAATAAGGTTTTTAAGTTCTAAATTCTTTACAGGATTCTTAACTTTAGCATCTACTTTGGCCATAATAACTTTTAATTCTGGCTTAACATTCTCTTTAGTTTCTACTTTCTTTTCTTTAGTAGATTCTTTTTTAGCAATAGTTTTAGTTTCTTTCTTTGTTTCTTCTTTAGGTTTATTGGCAACAATAGTAGCTTCTTCTTTAACACTTTCTTTAGGTTCTTCTTGTTTAGATTCTTTAATAACTTCTTCTATGACTTCTTTTTTCATAGTTTCAACTGTTTTAGTTTTATTCATTTCTTGTACTACCTCTTGAACTTTAACTACTTCTTTAACAGTAGCTTCTTTAGATGTCTTAACAGCTATCTCAAAATTCTCTGTTATCTCAACACTAACAACAGCACCATTAGTTTCTAAATGTAATCTTTCTCCTATGCTTTCTTCTAATCCTGATATTACATTCCATATTTCAGACTCATTTAGATTTGCTGTACCTAAACCCTCGTTCATGTCTTTTATTTCTTGTGCAGATAAAGGTTCATAGTTTTCAGTTGGAAAGTCTAATGCCATTTCAGCACCTAATAAGTTTGTACCTCTTAATGCAACAGATGTACTTTCAGAGCCATCAACTCCTGTCCAAGACCACTCGTATTTATTAGCATGAACTCCATTGTAGTGTAAGCTGTCATTCCATATTCTCTCATTGTTATTATAACCACTATCAGTAGTTCTAACTTGTGTAGATGTTGCTAATACATTGTTATCTGAATCTAATACTTTCATTGTCAAAGTATAACTATCAACTGCACCATCAGAAGAACCACATTTAAAAGCTGATTGATTCCACTCACAGTTTTGTACTGCAATAGAACTTGATAAATTAATACCACCATTAAGTTTTAATTGTGTAGAAGTATGAGTAACACCATCTGGGGTGCTATCTCCCTCTATACCTACTAATGAACCAGTTGCAGTAAGTGTTAAGTCGTGTGATGCTTCTATTTCTCCAACAGATGTATTAGCTTGACCACAGGCATTATTTACTTCTGTTTCGCAAGTAACAGTAAATCCATTGTGAGTAGAGTTGTTAGTAAGAGAAGTTGTTGAAGATGCTACTCCATCTAAATTTGAATTACTGTAATTTGATGTAGCTGTTCCAGCATTAGGTAATATGTTTGTAGTAAATGCTGTATCGTTATCGTCTGCTAATCCAACTGAACTTGCAAACCAAGATAGCATTAACCATATAAAACTACCAAGTAATATATAACCCCACCATCTCATTTTAATATAAGTTTTTTAATTGATTTTTCTCCCATGTATATCTCTGTTTCTGCCATTGATTTAATACATTGATATTCCACACTTTTAGAATTATTACCACGCATAGCAACCCTTTTACCTTTTAAACATTCACTCATAGATGATTGTATTCTGTGTTCTTTAATTTCTCCATTAACAATCATTAATAATCCTACGACTAACTCAACCATGACCATTACCATTTGCTCTAACTTTATCTTTTAGATTTTCAATGTCCTTTAATGCTTTTTCTAATTGTTTTGTTACAAATTCTATATTAACTTTATTGTGCATCATATCTTCTATTCTTACTTCAATCTTCTCAACTGTTTTATATAAATCCTCTAGCAACATAAACTGCTCTTGGTCAGTTGGTTTCTGTTCACTTTTTTTAAGTAAGTCAGCTTCAAATAATTCTCTTGATGTTTCTAAACTTGTTAATCTAGCTGTAACCTCTGTATAAGCAAAGACTCCCATAGCAACAGCAATTACTATACCAATCATATTTTTAACAGGCATACTAACTGATGTGTTTTCGTTTATTTTCATCTTGTATGTAATTCTAGTTTTTTAGCTTCTTCTTTTTGAATTTTTTTATCTATTACTTCTCTTTTCTTAATTCTTTTAACATAAGTCTTATAGTCTGGTCTTTCAAATTCATATTTTTGCCATATTGCTAATGCTTCTTTACCTATCTTTCCATCTACTGGACAAGGAGTTCCAGCATTAATCATAGCTTCAAAGACTCGTTCATCTTGGCATAATAAAGCAACTGAACCTACTTTCATTCCAAAGTCATATAATACTTTAGCTAATTTAATTCTTTCACAATTCATATCTCTAAATGTTTTACCACCTGATACACCTATTCCAAATGTCTGGACTCCAGCACTTGCACCAGTTGCACAGACATCTTGTGAGTTAGCAGAAAAAGATGGTGCGTTAGCAGTAGGTGGTGCTGATCTAATATTTGAGTTTGATGTAGAGTTTGTTGTAGAGTTAGATGATGAACCAGATTCATAAGTAGTTGCACCCCCAGTATATCCACCCTCAATTGCAGTATTAGAACCTGATACATTCGATTGTGTAGAACCTGAATGTGCTGGTTTAACACACAAAGTTAATAAACAAAATAATACAATTAAGACTCCTGTAAAATAATAGTTCATAGTTGTTATCCTCATAAATTACTTTTTCTTCTTTTTACATTTACATCTAGCATCAAATAAAGTTGTTACCCATAATACTGCATTATCTATTGCACCAAATACTGTATAAAAAAACTTATCCATTATATCTTAAATCCTTTTTTCCATGATTGTATTGCCCAGTATGCTGGAGATAGATTCTTCTGACCTTTTACTTTAGCAAGTATTGGTCTGAATCTTGCAAAGAAACTCTTTTGTCTAGCTGGTATATTCTTCTTAATAGACATAGTTTTAGAGCCAAAATTAACTTTCTTAACTTTGCCTGTACTTCTGTCTTTTACAAATACCTTAAACTTCTTAACATCTCCACGAGATGGTTTATTAAGTTTTACAGTTCTATTTTTATATTTAGCCATATGGCATAAATATCACAAATTATTCGCAGATGAAACCTTGAACTGTACCTCTACCATCATTTAAATACCAACCTGATTTTATTAAATCTTTTTCAAACCATTTATGAGTTGATATTGCTTTTCTATGGTCATCAGCAAACATTAAACATTCGTGAACTTCCATTGGTCTTGATAGTTCATAACTTTCTTTTAATAGAGTTCCATCAAATAATAACACTAATATTATTAATGTTTTACACATTATCTTTTAAAGTGTCTTTTTCTCCACTTGTTACAAACATAAGTATCTTTAACTGCTCTTGTTTTATAGAGTCCGCAGAAGCCATGCCTATTTGAAAAGAGTCCACAGTTACCACAGCTACCCTCTCTTGTTGCTGGTCTAAAATCCTGTGGCATCTGATACGGAATGAACTCTCCATTAGAATAAAAATTACTTCGTTTCTTTTCCATGCTCTATTAGTTTCCTTAAATCTACAATTACATTTGCTAATTTATCATTTTTTTTAATAGCTATATCTCTCTGTATTTTTGCTTTTTCTAATTCTTCTCTTGCTTCATCTCTTTGTAATCTTAATCTTAAATTAATGTTAGCACCTATTCTTTGATCTATTTGCATATCTATTTTCCTTGTCCTTTATATTTTTTATATGATTTTCGTTTGTGTTTATTCATAGATGATGTTTTAACTCTCCCACCACCTATTGAAGTTCTTTTATGTTTCTTTTCATATAGTACAACTGCACCATATACATTACCCTTTGTTTTTGCCATCTTCTATTTCTTCAGCTTTAGCTTCTATGATTAATGGTAAAGGTTCAACAATAGTTTCTTGTACTGTTCTGTCTTTCATACCTAAATAGTTTTTAGATAACCATATCATCATATTGGGATTGCCTTTTAAAGCACTAGCCCACATTCTCTTTCTTAAACTAGCTTTTCCAATGTTTTTATTTTCCTCTACTAAATCGGAGAATCTTCTTTGTAATGTTCTAGCAGATATTCCTACAACAGAACCTATTTCTTCTTGTGTGCAACCTATTTGACTTAAATTTGCTATTACTTTCTCATCTACCTTTTTATTAGGTCTGCCCATAGACTTTGTCTTAATTGTGTCTTTTGTCTTATTTATGTCGCTTTTCATTTGACTAATTTATACCTCATTTCCCCAAGAATCCCAACCCTCTACTTTCTGTCTAGCAAACAATTCTATTCTAGGTAAATCTCCACATAATTCTGTAATTCTATTTCTTATCTCATCTGGTTTTTTACTGTGTTGTTGTAATTTACTGACTATTAATTGTCTTACAGATTTAGATAATCTTTTTGGCTTACCTTTAGTTGCTAATAAACACATCTCTGGGTTTGATCTTGTATAGTAGCCCATTCCTGTAAAATAGTTATCTGATTTTTTGTTTTTTTTAACCCATGTGAAAGCTACTGTTTTATATTTGAATCCCCAAGACTCAATAACTTTAATAGCTTCTGGTAACATAGGGTCAATAACCCATATGAATAAGATGCAATCATTATCAGAAATTGAATGAATAGGTAGATTATAAATATCGTTAATAGACATGCAATCATAATGTTGTATAGCAGATCGTTTATTCCCTTTATTAGAGTATGTTTTAAAGTACCAAGCTGGGTCTGCATATATGATATTATATTTTTTTTTTGGGAATGGTATCATACCTTTAATAATTTAGTAAGTAGAGTCCATAGTTTAGGGTTTTGTTTAAATACTTTCTCATAGCCATCTCCCACAGCTTGTGCAATAGGTTCTTCTCCTCGTTTATTTACATCTATGTCGGCATGATTAATAATTATATGAAATAACTCGTGCATTATCGTATTGAATAGCTTTAATCCTTTTACCCTTTTATCTATTACAAGTATATTTTTATTTGGCTCATAGAATCCATATAAGTCTTGTAATATTTTGAATTGTACTGTGATCTTGTTTCTGCCATATTTAATGCTTGGTATATTCATCTTTGTTTAATGTGGCTCTTAAATATTCATTTTGTAATTTGAGTTGTCGGTTTTCTATACTTAAAGCAATTATTCGTTTTCTACAATATTTAAAAATTCGCAGTATTGCTTTCATTCATAATCCTTAATTGGCTCGTCTTTCCATTTATGTTTTAGATATTTCTTATTGTCTTTCAACAGGATATTATAATGACCCCAATCTCCAATAGTTTTATACCCACTATTCACACCCTTATCTTTGTTAGACCTAGTATTTAGTATTTGTGTATTAGATTTGTGTATTGACACTTGTTGCGATAGGTGGGTCGTAGGTGGTTTTTCTGATTCTACATATTGATATAAATCGTAATTTAAAAGGTTAATTATGCTTATTTTTCGACTAGGGTGGTTTTCTGTGGGTACAAGCTGGGTCGTTCTAGTGGTTATCATTTTTCTTCGTACTAGTCGTAGTATAAAAGACCTCATTTCAGAATAAGTCATACCAAATCTTTTAGCAGTTACTCTTAAAGGCATAATTGCTTCTCCTCTTTTAATAAAAACATCAGAGTCTAAAAATCTTAAAGTCTTATCTTGGTGTGATGCAGATGATATAAAATATATCCAGCAAGATGCTTGTAATAAGTTTTTAAAAATTGGGTTTGAATACAAATCACGATATAAAATAAAATATCCTTTTTTTTTAGCCATTATCTACTCTCTTTCTCAATCATCTCAATTAATTGTCTTTTGGTGTATCTGCTTAATAGTGTCTTAATTATGTTTAGTGTTTTTTTTGTTTTTTCATATTCTCTAGCTTTATTACTAGATACTACCTCAAAGTGTTCCTCTCTCATTTCAGCCATTGTTCTCTCCATTGTTATAGTTAAAAAAATTATTTGCTTCTTCTATATTCTCAATTTCTTTTAAAGTTTTTCGTAACATTTCATGTTCTGTACCATACATAGCTTCAAACTCTTGCTTACAATTATGAATACTAAACTGACCTTGATGATGCTCTCTGCAAAGTGGGATAGTTTGGTAGTGGCTCGATCTCATGGCCATTCCCAAGCCAACAGGCCTTATGTGATGCACATTAGCTGGTCTTTGACATACCAGACACCCTAAAGAAGCAACCTTACTTAAATGCTCTCTCTCGGCTTTTGTTGCTACTTTTTTCTTTGCCATACTATCGCTTGTTTTCCATATTTAGTTTCTCGTCTTAAACCAGAATCTTCCACCAAGTTTA